TTTTATATTTGATAAAAAGGATAAATAAAAGTAAACAACTTGAAGGATGGTATATAAATTACCAAAAGAAGCAATAGCAGATAATGAGTTAGAAGCGAGTCAACTTTCTTCCAACTTAGTTAATTCATTTGTACCTATAGGTGGTATCATAATGTGGTCTGGTACTGTTGCAGAAGCAGAAGCATTAACTAATTGGAGAATCTGTGATGGTCAAAATGGTACACCTGATCTCAGAGATAAGTTTGTATTAGGTGTAGGTAGTAGTGCTGCAGCATCAACAGCAAGCAAAGGTGATACAAATAATAATAACAGTATTACTTTAACTGAGGGACAGATGCCATCTCACAACCATAATATTACTGATAATGGTCACTCTCATACAATTAATAATCACTCTCACTCATTTAGTGCATCAGGAAGTAATACTCATAGTCATGGTCTTCCAAAAGGATCTGGAGGAGCAGATGCAGATATATCAAATTATATACCTTCTCCAAGAGTTGAAAATATTCAAAGTTCATTTAGTAGTGATAATGCAACTATAAGTATTACTGTTAGTGGTAATACTGGTAATCCAAGTGATAGAGGAACTAACAGTGTAACTACAGGTATTACATCTCAAACACAAGGAAACGATGAATCTATAGATATTAGATCTGCTTACCTTGCTCTCTGTTACATAATAAGGGTTACTTAACATGGCATATAAATTACCAAACGAAGCATTAGAAGACAACACAATAAAAATAGGTAAACTAGATACTGCTGTAACAAATGCATTTGTACCAGTAGGTGGTATCATAATGTGGAATGGCAGTATTGCTGAAGCAGAAGCATTAAGTAATTGGAAAATTTGTGATGGTTCTAATGGTACACCAGACCTGAGAGATAAATTTGTAATGGGTGTAGGTAGTAGTTCTAATGCATCTACAGCAACTAAAGGTGAACAAGCAGGTAACAATACTATTCAATTGAGTGAGGCACAAATGCCATCACACAACCATGATATAACTGATCCTGGTCATGGTCATGGTGTTACTGATCCTGGTCACTTCCACTTTGAATTCAGATCAGGTAATGCTGGTGCAAACCAAAACCAAGGTAGTTCTAACGCTAGTACAACTAATTTTCCAGGTAGTGGTACTGGTCCATCAGGAAAATATGAAGGTTATAATATCTGGTGTGTAGGTTCTGAACCAAACGTAGGTAAATCTCAAAGTAAAACAACTGGAGTTAGTGTCGATAGTAATAGTGCAGGTATTACATCTCAAGCAAAAGGTAGTGGTTCTAATATTGATAACAGACCTTCTTACTTTGCTCTCTGTTATATAATGAGAGTTAGTTAACAGTTATATTAAACGATATAGATAAACGATCTTCATTAGTTTCATTCATCTCTACTCTATGAGACATTTCTGAAGGAAACAATAGTATAGTACCATCTTGGTATGGTGGTAATATTTCAGCACACATTTTATGTTCTATTAAATGATCATTATCTGTCTTTGTTCCTAGTACTATATTTCTATTGTCTATATTATCAAAGACAAATCTACCCATCTCTGCAGTTTGTTTTACCCATAGTACACCTGATAGTTGAGAACCAGGATGTCTATGGGTTATGTTATATGACTGAGGAGTATTAATATTCATCCACATCTGTACAATATTAATAGATCCATTTAATTTAAATGCTTTACTTACCTCTAGTATAGTACTTATGATAGGTTGTTCAAACATTTTAAAACCTTGATCTAAGAATATCTCTTTAGATTCACTTTGCCATCCACCTTTATTAGATACCTTTGCATTATTATTATACTTCTGATAATGATACATCCATTCCACTAATGAATCTTGTATGTCCTCAAAATTCTCTATATCATCATACGCTATTTGTTGTGGAAATAAGTACTGACTTGTTACCATTACACTTTTGATACACTTATCTATATTATACCACATAAGCAATTCTTATGCCAATTATTGATCCCTCTTATAGAGATTCTGATATCCGAACACCAAAAGCTTGACAGAGTTTTATATTTGCTATATAATTATGTAACACTTCTTAACAAAAGTTAACATGAGTTCATCATCACGTAACATTTCACGTTACACAACCACTGAAGACGGTGGCAGACAAAACATTTTCAATGTCGAACCACAGATTCAGGTTGAAGAGAACTACCAAGGATACTGGAAGAATGCAGAAAGAACTAATGGTCGTCTAGCGATGATCGGTTTAGTTGCTGCTGTATTTAACTACACCGTCTTCGGATGGGTCATTCCTGGTATCGCCTAAGTGAGACAGGTCTCTTTCTATCGCTCTATCTAACCCTTATTTCAATCTAAGAAAATGAACGAAAACGCAGAATTACAAAACGGACGTTGGGCAATGCTCGGCATCGTGGCAGCATTAGGTGCTTACCTAACTACTGGACAAATTATTCCTGGTGTATTTTAATGACACCTATTCCAACATATGATTTTCCACAATCACCAATACTCCTTATGGGATTTGCTGGTATTGTAGTTACATTATTCACGCTTTATACAGTTAATAAAGCATATTTTAATTCACCATTCAGAGGATAAACAAATGACTCCAGAAGCAGAAAAGTTTAATGGATGGATGGCAATGATTGGATTCGTTGCTGCCATCGGTGCATATGCCACCACAGGTCAAATCATACCAGGTATTTTCTAATGACTCCTAACAAGAATAAAACAATCGAACAAGAGAAGTTGGTTGCTGAAAAACTTAATGGTAGATTAGCAATGCTAGGTATCATTGCAGGTATAGGTGCTTACTTAACCACAGGACAACTCATTCCAGGTTACGTATAATGAAAACACATCCTGTACCATTAAAAGTTGTACCATATATCTTTATGGTAGCACTTCTTGCTAGTACTTCCACAAGCATATTTGTTTAATGGAATTAACAGCAGTAGAAGCATTTCCTGCATGGAAAGCAATACTTTGGTGTTTCTATCCTTTCTCAGTAGTAGTATTGATAGAATTATTTTTCCGAATCACCAGTAATGATGATGACGATGATGATACAGGTGGAGGACAAATGATTCCTGCCTATGCACCAACAGGTGCTTGAGTCAACACATAGTTTGACACCAAAGAAAAGTAGTATTATAATTAGTTGTATAGTATAGGGATTGAAAGATCATGCCCCTTTCTCATTACACAATTGGATATCACGATGCCCATGAGCATCGTAAAGAAATTTGCGAGTACGCAAACGGAACATACGAAGCAATTCAACAAGCAAAAGAGGATGTCCCTTACCTTAGGGAGCATCCTCATTTTATTGATCAGGTATTAAATGAAGACGTTTAAATTTAAATATCTACTCCAAGGATGGTGGTTAATCTTAGTATTTGCTGCCATAGCTTGCAGTCCATCGGTAGCATATGCTAATATATAAAACAGATATATTTTATGTAAATGGTACACATGAGAGAACAATTACTTAGAGCATTACTAGCACATGCACAAGGTGACATTGCTAAACACAAAGCAAATGTCGAGATATACTTAGAGCATCCTGCAGGTATAGGAGAGCACTCAAATGTTCTTGAAGCAATAGAACAAGAACTTGATATGATTGCTAAGTATGAAGATCAAGTTGAAGTTATTAAAAAGCACTTCATGGGAAAGACATAAATAATTAGAGTTATTTAAATAATTATGTCATCAGATACATCAAACAATGTGATTTGGAAAGTAACTAGAAAGGTCGATGGTAGGACAGAGTATCTTATCTCTCCTACCTCATGGGATCTTGACCCTAGGTTTGCCAAATACTTCGACACCCAAAGAGGTGCTAAAGCATTTTTAAAAGAACACGATATAAAAGGATCAGTTAGAAGACACGAAATGTAAATTGGGTATATATACTTATTGACTTTTTTGTAAAGTTTCTGTAATATAAATACTCTGAGATGCTGACATAGTATCCATTAGGAAGGACTCGAAACAATCGTAACCCTGACTACAACTGCTCTCAAACCAAGACCTATAGGCAGTATAATACTTCGTCTTTCATATCCAGTAGTGAGGGATTACTGGAAATAAGTTTCGCTTCTACCCTTGAAGCCCTACTTAACGTCTTACTAATGACAACTCTTTCAAGAACAGGCAAATCGACTGGTCTATTACAAGGATGGCCAGAGTTTTGCGAATGGGTTACCTCAACTAACAACCGTTTATATGTTGGTTGGTTCGGTGTACTCATGATTCCATGTTTGCTCGCTGCAGCAGCATGTTTCATCGTAGCATTTATTGCTGCACCTCCAGTCGATATCGACGGAATCAGAGAACCAGTAGCAGGTTCATTCATGTATGGTAACAACATCATCTCTGGTGCTGTAGTTCCATCTTCAAATGCTATAGGACTTCACTTCTATCCTATATGGGAAGCAGCAACCGTAGACGAGTGGTTGTACAATGGTGGTCCTTATCAACTCGTTATCTTCCACTTCCTTATTGGAATTTCTGCTTACATGGGCAGACAGTGGGAACTATCATACCGCTTAGGTATGAGACCTTGGATCTGTGTAGCATATAGTGCTCCAGTATCTGCAGCATTCGCTGTGTTCTTAGTGTATCCTTTCGGTCAGGGATCTTTCTCTGATGGTATGCCTTTAGGTATCTCAGGTACATTTAACTTTATGTTCGTGTTCCAAGCAGAACATAACATCCTAATGCATCCTTTCCATATGGCAGGTGTAGCAGGTATGTTTGGAGGATCTTTATTCTCTGCAATGCATGGTTCTTTAGTTACATCTTCTCTAATCAGAGAGACAACTGAAGAAGAGTCACAGAACTATGGTTATAAGTTCGGTCAAGAAGAGGAGACATACAATATTGTTGCTGCACATGGATACTTCGGTAGATTAATCTTCCAGTATGCATCATTCAACAACAGTAGATCTCTACACTTCTTCCTAGCAGTGTTCCCTGTTGTATGTGTTTGGTTAACATCTATGGGTATTTGCACAATGGCATTTAACCTAAATGGATTTAACTTTAACCAATCAGTTGTGGATGCTAACGGAAAGATCGTCCCAACATGGGGTGATGTATTAAACAGAGCAAACTTAGGTATGGAAGTTATGCATGAAAGAAATGCACACAACTTCCCACTTGACCTTGCATCAGCAGAGTCAACTACAGTTGCTTTAACTGCTCCTTCTATCGGTTAATAAATACCATTGAGACATCTTTCGTGCTGTCTCTACAAGTCGGAACAAACCCAAGACCTCCTTCGGGGGGTCTTTTTTATGTGGACTTGACAATTTAGTGCTCACCTGATACACTAAAAACTATAGATATAGAAAACAAACAATGAAACTTTTCTTAGATACTGCAGATACTGCATTGATTTCTAAGTATTTCCAATCAGGATTAGTAGATGGAATAACAACCAACCCTACTCTCATTATGAAGAGTGGTCGTAATCCTTGGGATGTCTATAGAGAGTTAGACAATTTAGGTCTAACAGATATTAGTATGGAAGTAGTAGGTGATGCATCTGAGATGGTCAGAGAGGGTCGTAAACTCTCTGGTGCATTTGGAGATACAGCAACTATTAAAGTTCCCTGTACACCCGATGGATTGAAAGCATGTTATGAGTTGTATGGGCATGGTATACGTGTAAACGTTACCCTCATATTCAGCGTCTCTCAGGCGATCCTAGCGGTCAAAGCAGGTGCTAGATACTTATCTCCATTCGTAGGTCGTGTAGACGATCAGAGGTTTGGTGGATGTAATCTAATAAAAAGAATTAGAGAAGTATTACCTGTACATGTATGTGCACAATACAATATGCCTGAGATCCTATCTGCATCTATTAGATCAGTAGGTGATGTAGAACATTCATTTGCACAAGGTGCTGACATAGTTACCATGCCACCTAAGATATTTGATGGTATGTACAAGCATGTTCTAACAGATGTAGGTGTAGAAATTTTTGATAAAGATTGGGAATCAGTTCAATTAACTAAGGAGCAAGCAGCATGACAGAAGACACAATCAGAAAGTATGCCTACACAAAGGAAGAGGTTGATATTTTGATTGCTGCTGCTGTAGAAGAAGCGAGACGGATAGATGAAGAATCAATGGCAAAGCATAACCGTGAAGCAACTGTCATTAGTATGATATTAGGTTTCACTACACTTGCATTGTTCATTGATGGTCTGTTAAGAATTCTAGGAATTGTTCCACCATTTATGCATATTGATGTTAATATATTAGATGACATAGCAGATAAAACTAAAGCACTAGTTGAGAAAGATTTATCTCCTATCCTAAATAAGATACCAAGGAAATTCTAATGCCTTTCTTTATACTTATTGTTAGTATCACAACAGTTGGTACTGCAATTGCCATTTACATACTCCGTAAATACGATCCACACATTTAATGACAATACTTCCTATACTATATCTTCTATCAATGGTGTTTCTACTTGTAGTTGCACTCAGGTTGATGTGGTTTAATGTAAGTCAGATTAATAAAATGTTGAACAACCCAGTTGAGGTTAATCCAAAATTACAACATCCAGAATTAGATGGTGTAAAGAATGGAGATGAGTTAATGGTTGTAAAATTTAAACCAGAGATTGATGCAGTTGGAGATCTAGATATACAATTTACACCTGATGAGGGATTCAGTGATCTTTTTCTTAGCAAGTCACTCAACAAAAGATTAGATGAACTTGATGAAGATGAAGATGAAGACGATGACGATGGAGATATCATAGTAAGAGTATGAGTGATACATTTATGGAACTCCTCATCGTTGCTATAATAGCATTGGGTGCTACAGCAGCATGGGGTATAGTAGTGTTAATAGATTTCCTTAGACCTGTCAAAAAGACAGCAAGAAAGTTAAAGAAGATGATGTATATGGCACGTAATGTATGGGATGAACTGGACGATGAGCAAGAAAAAGAAATGTAAGAAATGGAAATGTCCAAAGTTTAAGGGAAAGAAATGTATGTGTGGAAAAAGATTAAGGTAACATTAACTACATTTTAGTTGACTATATAATAATGTCATGATATAATGACATTACGTTCATCCAATGATAGAACTCACACTACTGGCATCACTCCTTACTGAACACAATGCTTCCCACTGGGAAATGTCTTGTTTGGATTGGAATAGAAACAGAATTGAGATACTTAGCGATAAGAATCTTAACTCTGATGCTCACGAGTATCTCATTGATTACCTTCGTACAAAAGTAGAAGGTAAGTGTGAAGCATTTATCATAGGACGCAAGTAAGCCGACTCGGAACGGGTTCGTTCATCTCCTACGGGAGACGCAAAAGCCGACTGAAGGAACGGGAACACGGATCACTCGCAAGAGTTAAAGGTGCAAAGTCCAATTACTTTAGGAGAAACCAAATGGCACAAGTCACATATCGAGGTGTCCAGTATGACACCAAAGAGTACAATGCAAAGGTACTCGCAGAAGCTGCTAAGAGGCAGCGTCACGATCTAATGTATCGTGGTCTTAAAGTTACCAAGAAGGTAGCTGGAGGTGTGTAATGCTGGTCACAATAGAAATTCTCGCAGCAAGCGTAGTATTTCTAACGATCATCTACGCTGAAGCACGACTCTTATACAAGAGTTAAAAAGAGGAGGGTCTTGACACCCTCCTTTTTTGTGTATATAATAGGTAACGTTGGATAAACTAATGATCCACTTTAACAAACAAGAAATTGATAAAATGCAGAAGGCATGTCAGTACTATAGAAGTATGGTGTCTCCCCAATCAGATCATCTAGGTGATGATTACGCTAAGATTCTCCACAAATTAGATTACTATAAAGAGGAGAACTGTTGACACAGAGTATAAATACCTATATAATAATGTAGAGTATATTTACCTAGTCCAATGCCTCAAGTCGTATTTCTTAGTATCTTACTTGTATACACCTATTATGGTGACATGGTACAGAGCATAGTATTTGCGTAACATTTTATAAATACTTGTAAAGTAACTTTACAATCATAGCAATGCTCCCCAGAGATTTAATTTATAAAATCAATGATATCCCAGTGGCATCTCATGGGATACTTGAATTTGTATTGGTGTTAGGTATTGGAATAACAGCAGGTTCATTAGGAATTATATGAGTTTATCAACAAAGAAAGCAGCAAAGAAATTAATAAAGGTTGCCAAAGAGCATCCAGAGTGGTATACTGAACAGGAAGTTTGGTATGCAAACAAAATTAAACATCATGAAAAAGCGAAACCTAAAAAAGATAGTAAAGGATCTTAAAGCTTTACTAGAAGAATTAGAGAGCGAAGTATATTCAGATCCAAGTGCATATGTTCACCCATGGTATAAACAAACTGAAGGACCTCGTGTAGGTGTGTCAGAGGATGATGACGGATATCCAGAGTAATATTAAATGTAGTTAAAGATACAGTTAAGGTGCTCTATATAATGAGGTTTATCTAGAAAAACTAATGAAAGCATTCGCAGTTGCCCTGCTCGGTTTAGGATTCATTCCTTCCGCAATCGCAGGTCCGTATGTATCCACTAA